CAGCAAATCATCTTCGTCATAGGGAGCTTTTCAGTAGGTGGCCGACTACCTACTCCGCTCGTGCCGAACATTTACTATTACGTGGCGAATCCGCACACGAACGATTTCCAAGTGTCACCGAGTCCGTGGCAACCGGCCGGAGATACCGTCAGTGGATCGGTAGTCGATTTGTTGGACGCTGGCATAGGGAGCAACAACGAAATACATCGACGCGGTGGGGCAAGCTGGCATGATCGTTACCGTTTCCGCGTGTTGATCGACACGCAGCAAATTGACCCCGCCACTGAGGCTATCGTGTTAGCCTTAATAGACAATTACAAACCGATCAGCCGGTGGATGGAAGGCTTTGTTAGGGCGATTACCAGCGAATGCGACATTGGCTGGACAGGCATGTTACTGCGGTTCATTTACAGAGAAAGTGAGGCACCCGATTACCCATGAGTCTATCAAAACAAGAGTTCACTAACGCAGGGCGCTCGATGTTAGGTCGTGCGCAGAACGGCGAAACACTTACCATAACTCAGATCGTAGTAGGTGACGGTTCCGCGACGCAGCCAAGTGACCTGTGGCCGTTGACAGTCCTGATCGACACCAAGCTGGATGTCACGATTTCAACTAAGAACGATTACGGCAACGGCACAATGTTAGTCGAAGGCTCGTTCACGAGCGCAGCGGCAGCCGCAGCATTCTATTTGCGCGAGGTAGGTATCATGGCGCACATCGGCGCTGAGGCCGACCGGCTGTATTCCGTGGCGAACGTGTTCGCAGACCCACCTGATTACATCGACCCTGCCGCACCTACCGTTGAAGCGTTCAAGATTAAGTTAGTCATTGACCGCATCCCCACGGCAAATCTGATCGTCCAGATCGGGGCAAGTGAGAACGTCATAGGATCGAACATCGGGCCGGACACGGTGGGGCCTGGCTGGTATCACGACGCCGCTGGCAACGTGTTGAATTTCAAACGCATTGTCCAAGGCACAAGCATGGACATCCACGACTCGGCGGATGGTAACTCGGTCTATGTCGGCATCAAACAGTTGCAGAACAATCTGGATTTGTATGTCCCCATGACCTACCCAAACCCGCCAACCGGCGCGCTGTTATTCCCTACCGTGCAAGCGGCGCACGACTACTTGCTGACATTTGTTATTCCGCCAGCGTTTCAAGCCACAATTCACGTGGGGCCGAACGTCCTCACCACGCCTAACACGATCACGTTTTCGCATCCGAACTCGTCACAGATCAATCTCAGGGGGCAGCCGCGCGTGGACAAAGGCTTGCAGAGCATCGTGGCCTCAGGCACGCCGAACGGCACCACAAAGGAAGCCACACCGTCAGCCGGTGTCATCACGAGTGACTTGTTCGTGGGGCAGAGCGTTTACCTTTACAACACGGTAACCAACTGGATTGGCGGCTGCCGCATCACTCAGCTAAGGCCGAATGACATCACGCTCTCGCATATAAGGAGCGACAACCGGCCGGTCAACGTGCTCTCTGAAACGGGTGGCACGATGAGGCTGAGTTACTTCCCGTCGCAGCTTGTCAACAGCAACGCCACGCCCAATACACAGGCTCCGGTGTTGCAGTGTCCTTATGGGTGCGGCACGGTAGAAAACATTTGCTTTGAAGGCATTGGCTACGTGCTCACGAGCAAGTCAGGCACCCTCAAAAACTGTCAGTTGATCGGTGGCGTTGGCGGCACGGATGCCACGCAAGGCTTGCGAGGCTTGAACCATTACGAAGGCACATTCGCATTGGTGGGTGAGAACGTGGTCACTAACTTCAGCTTTGGTATAGTATCAGCCGGAACGCTGGCAGGCTTCGATCAAACCGTCATCAACGGATGCCTCAACGGTGTTATTCCAAGTGGGGCAGGCACAGTCATCGGCAGCATCGCAGCCGGACAACCCAACACGGTTGTATATCTGGCGCATTGCGGAGTAGGTGTTGCCTCAGGGTCAGGCGAGTTCTTTTGGGGTGGGTCGATTTTCTGCTGCGAGAACACGGTAGGTCTGCAAGCTACCATTCACTCAACGCTGAACATCAACACCGGGCCTTACCCAAGTGTGTTTCAGAACAACGGCACGGACATTTACTGCCAGGGGCTGAGTTACTGCAATTACAGCAAGAGCGGTGGCGCGGTGCCAGCCATCTGCAATCCGGTGTTAGGCGCACCTGACGGCAACGGCAATCAAACCGGCACCGGCAACCAAGGCGCGATTATTTTCGTTACTGCGTGAAAACGTCAACCGCCAAGGCACAACAAACACGCGGGCGTCCGCGCCTTGCCGAGCCAAACGTGAGGATCGAGTGCATGGTGCCTCGGCGCGTCCTCGAGGTGCTGGTGATGCGCGAGCGGCAAGGGCAAGGCTACCGAACGCGCATAGCCGCGCGCGTCCTTTGCGAGTGGGCGCGTGTTAAACCAGCGGACGATTCGACGCACCAAAGGTAGTAGGTCTGTCGCCCGTAGCTGCCGGTTCCAAGGCTGTTCGTTTCTGCGCGCCGAACACCGACTTAGTGCGCTTAACTGGCGTGGAATAGATGTCGCGTGCCATCGTGTCCAACTTAATGCCTGTGTGCGGCAGAGCTACCGCCGCCAAGGCGTAATTGCGGCAATCGAACGGCTCGTTGCGCCGGTTCAATCGCTTAGTCCAGATGTAGGTGCGAAAACCGTGTTTGTGTTTCACAATGCGCGACTCGGCTGTGAGGCCGTCGAAGTATTGTTGATCGTAGCCGTGGCAATCATCGCCGTTCGCTTCCTTTGGAAAATGGCAGTAACCCGCACCTGGTTTCCCTACCTTGAGGCGATTGGTTATTTCTTCCTTGCCAGCGTCCACGCCAAGCGTCATGAGGCGCGCACGGTTCGTTTTGGTGAGTGTCCCTGTTCCGTGGATAAACGGCTTACCTATTCCGCCGATGCCTTTGATCGCTACCGCGCGCGGCTCGCGTTGCTTCGTGTAGCCATACACAAAGTCGCTGGCGTAGCCTGAGTCCACGCACATTTTCTTAACCCGCATCAACTTACCGTCAGTGGTATGAAACAAGCGGTTATACACCGCCTCATCCAAGGCCGCCCACACTTCGTCCTCAAGCGGGTCGCCGTCGATGATGCCGTATTCGATGCCCCACGACTGGCGGCCTTTGCCCCACCCAACAACCTCGTAGTGCAACTGCCTTTCTTGCACGTCAACGCCAGCCGTGAGCACTAACACGGCCTCAGGCACTTCCGCTTCATACACCACACGCCGTTCGTTGTATAAGTCGATTTCAACCTTGTCACCTGCCTCGTCGTGCAATTTTCCAAGGCGCGTGTTACGAAACGCCTTCAAAGGCTCTACATCGCCTTCCTCATTGGCCGCCACAGCGCGGATGAACTCGTCAACGAAAATGTCCCATTCAACCCAAGGATTGTAGAGCCCGCTTATGTAAAAGCCGCGTGTGAGGATCTTGTTACCGCGCTTGTCACGCGGCTGGTGTGCGCGCCACTCACCTGTGCCTGCCAGCCAGCGGTATTTCTCGGTGTGTTCCTCACATTCGATGCAACGATGCGTCATGTCGTCGAATCGAATCCGGTCCCAGTCCAACATCTGATAAAAGCCGCACACGTCACACGGCAGATACCAATGTTCCTGAGTGCTCGTCGCCATTTCACGCTCGATGTGACTAACACCTTTGATTCCAGGGCTACTTACAATGACGATCTTGCGATTCCAGAACGCGCTCGTGCGTGCTATGGCTAACTGCAAAGGATTGCCTTCCGTGCCAGCCGATGCCCCGTAACGGTCAACATCGTCCAACAACAACACGCGCACTGGCCGTCCGCTCAACGATGACGGGCTGTTAGCCCCACCCAAGGCAACGAACCCACCCTTGAATCCTTTGCGCCTCAGCGTGTTGGTGCTCACACGTGCGCGTGGCTCTGATATTTTGCCGCGCAACTTCGGTGTATCGCGTAACAACGGTGCAAGCCTGTCCGTGCTGAACGCCTCAGCCATCTCGATTGTCGGCTGAACGACAAGCATTGGGCATGGGTCTTGATCTATGTGGTAACCAATCGGATTGACGATGGCGCAGTCCGTTACACCTACCTGGCTCGCTTTCTGGACGCACACGCGCGGCACCAACGGGTCAGAAATGGAGTCCATGATTTCACGCTCATAAGGCGCTTTGTCTGTTATCCATTGACCCGGCTCCGCTGAGGATTCGCTCGACAGAATGCGGTAACGATCAGCCCATTCGCTCAGCCTCAGCTTGGATGGCGGACGGCATAACCCAAAGCAAAGACTCAACAAATACCTGTCAGTCCGATACAACTCACCGCAGCGTTGCTCTATCGCTTCACGTGAGTTCAATAGCTCTGGCATCGCTCAACAGCTACACGCCTCAGCCTTAGACCGCAAACAGCGTGGATAGGTCTCGCGCCAGCGTGGGCGGGCACGAGCCTTATCGGGCGGTCACCGAGTTGCGAGTGCGGAGACTTCCAAAATCCACCAGATTCTAACTCAGGCTCAGTCCAAGTCCTGTCCGCGTCCCAGCGTGTTGCGTCCATGCGCGTTGCACAAGTCCATGTGAAACTTGACTTAATCGCGGACATTGCGTAACTGGATT